TTCTGGCGATGGCTCCGGTGACGGTTCCGGTGGCGGCACGCTTCCTGGCGATGGTTCCGGTGCCGGTGATGGCTCTGGTGAAGGAGGAGGAGAGGGCTGCGACCCTTCAACTGATCCCACTTGCGCCCCCTCATCTGTTGCCGGTGAAGCCTGTGACGTTTCGCTTGCCTGTACCGGCGATGCCGTGCAGTGCGCCATCCTACGCCAGCAGAAAAAGCAGACCTGCAACGCTGAAAAGATGGCCGATTACGAGTCGCAAAAATCCAACATCGACGGCTTGCTCCAAGGCGACAAATTCAAGCTGGATGAAAAGGAAATCTCGGCTCCTAGCATCATTTCCGAAGCTACTGCATTTCTTCCGAAGACGTGCCCGCCACCTGAGCAAATTTCCATGAGTTCCAACGGCGGCCACACCTTCCGGCTTAGTTATGAACCCGTTTGCGGCCTTGCTGCCGATCTTTCCTGGTTGATTGTTGCTGCCGCTAGTGTTGCTGCTGCTCTTTACATTGGCCGATCTGTTGGAGGTGCCTAATGCACTTTTTCTATCTGGTAGTTGTTGCGATTCAGGTCCTCGGCCCATTGGTTCGTATGGTTTTAAAGATGCTCGGCATTGGCGTTGTTTCGTTTATTGGTATCAACGTGATCCTTGGCGAGATCCAAAACTACATTCACACCCAACTTGGCAATGCTCCTGGTCCCCTTCAAGCCATTCTCGGCATCGCTAAGTTCGATGTTGCGATAAGCATCTATCTTGCTGCCGTCACTACTCGATTCGTGCTCGCCGGTATGGACAAAGTGTCTGGCAAGAAAAAGTCCCTCGGCAACGTTGGCACCCTGGAGGCCTAACCCATGCTCTACATTCGCACCGGCCTACAGGGTCACGGCAAGACGCTCAACACCATTAAGGAAGTGGACACTAGCGCCAAGCAGCAAGACCGGCCTGTCTACTATCACAATGTCACCGATCTGAAGCCTGACAAGCTCCAGGCGCATTGGTATCACTTCGACGATCCGCACCTGTGGTATGAGCTTCCTGAAAACTCCATCATTGTTGTCGATGAGGCCCAGGGGTGGTTCGGCGTGCGTGATCCTCGAAAGGAGGTTCCACGGTACGCTTCAGAGTTCGAGATCATGCGAAAGAAGGGCCACGAGGTTCATCTTATTACTCAGGACCCCCGGTTCATCGATGTACACGTTCGCAGGCTCTGCAACAAACACATTCACTATTGGCGCATATTCGGTTCTGCCAAGCTCTCCAGGTATGAGATGGAGCGATGTGTAAACGAGGTCGAAAAGCTCGCCAGCAACAAGGAAGCTACTCGCACATTTCCGACCTTGGACAAGCGATATTTCGGCGTCTACACCAGTGCGAAGGCCGGTCACCACTTCAAGTTCAAGCCCTCTAAAAAGGCACTGCTTTTTGGCGCTGCTGCGCTGGTTGCTGTCGTGTTGTGCTGGCGAGCCTATGAGCGGATATGGGCACCGCAGTCGCCCGAGGTCGCCGCTGCCGATTCGGCCCAGGAACAATCGAAGTCGATTAAGGATTCTGTAACGGACGTTGCGAAGTCCTTTATGCCTGGTGTTGTCCCTGATGCTCCGAGGATCGTTACCGCTGCTGATTACGTTTCCCAGCACGCCCCGCGGATTCCGGGCGTACCGTCAACGGCTCCGCTTTACGACGAGCTGACCAAGCCCCGGAGTTACCCGAAGCTCTACTGCATGTCTAGCGAAGACCCCGCGATTGTTGATCGCCAATCGAAGCGCATGGCAGCGGGTAAAATCGAAGACCGCGACGCTGTGTGTCAGTGCTACACGCAGCAGGGAACCCGGGTTGCCGTTGAGTTCGATTTCTGCCTGTCGGTTGTCGATACGGGTTATTTCGATCCGTCTATTCCAGATCGCAGCACGTCAGACCGTGGCGGCAACAGCTACCGCCAACAGCAGCCACTTGAAGTTACCAGTTCGGAGCAGTTCCAATCGGCGTCTGCTGAGCCGTCGCCACGCGTAACGGTTGTTCCTTACCAGAAAGGCCAGTTCCTCTGGTAAGTCCCTTCGCAGAATGGAGATTACGCAATGATTCTCAGCTATGAGCTAGTCGATAACCCTGGCTACGAGTATGAAGACGAAGTTGAGACCCAGTTCGACGCATGCGTCAGGCTCCAGTCAATCGAGCCATTTTGCGTTTGGTGGCAACTAACGGACGCCGCTGGCGAGCTCGTCATGTCGTCTTAGGCGCTTCGCATAATGGGTAACGTTACGTTTAATCGGCTCCGGAACATTGCCACGGCACCGGGGCCGATTTAATGTAACGTCGATTATGCGCTGCGCTTCCATCCCTCTCGAAATCCCCCCGCACCTGGTCAAACAGGCACGACTATTCGCAGCCCGTGCAGATGATTTGCAGGCTGTCTGTCATGTGCTTGAGGATTATGGCCGGCTTGTTGCTGAGGCCCGCCAGTTACGCCGTCGCGTTGCGCAACTGGATGAGGAGGGAGCCGACTTCGATACTCGCTTATCGACGCTGCAGGACGCCTGCAGGGCTATTCTCGCTCTCTGATCATGTCCATGATCACACCGGCAAACCCTTGCAGCGCTATGCTCTGCTCGCGCTGTGTCTGCATGTCCAGCATCCGCTTTAGGTTTTCCAGCAGATATGCCAAATCCTTCGCGTCCTTGGTTTCGGTAACGTTACGTTTCTGGCGTTCTCGGTATGCGCGTTGTTTCTCCGCTGGCGTCATGGCTTTCCCTGTCGCTGGTCGGCCACGGCGCTTCTTCTCCGTTTGTTCGTCCAAGGGGAGGGCTTGGGTTTGCTGGTCTGCTGGATCGATCATACTGATGGCTCTAGTTCGCAGATCTGCTTGTGGATGCTGGTGGTCTGACGGTCTGTTAACTTGCCCAAGTCGTACAAGGCATGCGCGTATCCTCTTAGCCATTCCGCCGCGCTCCGGCTTCTTAGATTAAGAATCTCATCGTCATATACGTTGCCTGCTGGTGGTTGCATTCTTCTCAATCTTTCCAGCATATTCGGGCCGTTTTCGGGGATCATCGCTGCAAATTTTTCGAGCTTCATGCTGTTTCTCCCAAGCGATCTTCTGCGCTGTTTATGGCGTTTCGCAGGATGCAATCGAAGGTGTCGAAGTCCAGTCCGCTGTGATAGATCGCGGCCAGCATCCAATGCTGGGTTGCGCTTAGTGAGTAAAACTCTTCCCAGCTCTTGCAGTTGTCCAGGCGCTCGCAGTGTGCGGCAACTTGTTTAACCACTAGCTCGCGTGGCATTGCGTATAGATTTTCAGGCTTGAACATTGCGTGCATGGCGTCTCTCCTTGTTGGTGAGTTAATTATAGTAACGTTACCATAAATAGGCTAATTGCATGTTGCTATCAGACTCTACCGCCTCATAGATAAAGTAACGTTACTTTAAATCAGCCTCGACCATCCCGCTCGCGGGATATTAGTCGCCGGTAATTTCTCCAGCCTGGCTAACTTGGTTCTGCGACGACACCCGCGAAGCGGCCTCAACTATCGCCCCACAAAAAAGCCCCCAGCGGCCTATACGGCAACTGAGGGCTATTTCGCGTCCCCGTTCTGCTGTTCCCTCCGACCTCAACCCGCGTGCTGATCAACCAAACTGGCTACCTCGACAGCCTCTGGCCACGCCTTGCACTCTCCCAGGACTGCCAGCACCTGATTCGGTCAGGTCATGGTAATTCGGTAGCGATCAGCAGCGCTCTGTTTTGCGTCCAGGGGTCACCCCTGGCCGTCGGAGACGCTTTTGCTTCTGCTCTCCAGGGCGCGCCCTGGTCCCCGAAGGGATGCTCTTAGCGCTCTCGATTTCGGCGCCGATGGGGTGGGGGTGCTGTAACACCCCCAATTTGGTATGGAATCCCATACTTTTACTCGGACAGCTCTTCCTGCTGAAACACCATCAGCAGGCCTTTGATTGCCCTCTTTACCTCTGCCTGATGTTGCTCGTCCAGATCCGCGATTGCTCCGAACAAGCGCCTTAGCTCGGCCTTCACCGACCGCTCGTCGGGCTCCATAAGAATTTCGTCCGTTGAAACCTCAAGGCCTTTTGCTATTGCCCGGATCGGAACCGCAGTCGGCTGCGACTGCCCGTTCTCGTATTTCCTGTAACTGCCAATCGGCACACCACATATGGACGCTGCCTCTTCCACTGTTAAGCCTTTGTTTTCACGCGCCTTTCTGATGTTGTTGGCGACTGACATGTCCGTCTGACTCTGCATCTGTTCGGTGTCCATGCATGCTAACCCCTACGTTTTCGGCGTCTGCCATATATGGTCATTCTACAGACCGCATCAGGCTTGACGCATACAAACCATATGCGGTAGCTTTGCAACCCATATGTGGGCCTTGACGGATTTCAGGCATGTCACCAGCGGATCAACAATCACGGATGTTCATCGACTACCTATCGGTAGAGCAGGTGTATCCGTTCGATCTGCCCAAGGTTGCCGATATCACCATCGAGCGTTATTGCGCTCGCACTGGCGAACGTCTCAGCGTTACCCAGCCAAGCTGGAAGCACGAAGGTTCCTATACAACGTCGATCACGATCCGCGTCGACGGTCGCAAGTTGATCGTCCAGGGCAACCCTAGCGCTGTTGATCGTCTCGATAACTTGTTCGGCTTTCGTACTGTCGATCAGTGTGTTGCGGTCTATAACCGCATTCTTCTTGAGTACGGCCTGCCAGCGCTTACCAAGTGCACCCGGCTCGATTTCATGCAGGCTGAAACCTCCCGCGTCGTCAGTCGTCGCGTTTCTGGCAAGCGTTCCGATGTGAAAGCAGCCGAGCAGGAAGGAGACGCCGGGGCTTACATCAAGACCGTTGAGAAGGCTCACAAGCACACCACCGTTGGCGACGGTATGCGTATCACCCGTATCGACCTGACTACGAACCGGGCGGTAGGGAAGGGCAACGAACTGCAATATGTCTCGTCGCTTAGCACTCAGCGCGCCGGTTACAAGGTCGGCCATCTCTATGACGACGGTTGCACCGTTGATTGGAAGGCTCGAGACCAGTACCGCAAGGCCTATATCAAGGCCAAAGCAATTTTGAAGTTCTTGCTTCCGAAGGCTCGCCGCAACTTTGGTGATGACTCTCCAGAGGTTCAGTACCTGCGCGATCTGATCGCCTATTGCGAGCAACACGGTGTTGTTCGCATGGAACAGGAACTTAAGCGTGAATACCTGTTGCGCGAAGGGCTCGCGTGGTGGGGCATGTTCGACGAAGCCCGATTTCAGACCATCCATGACGCATTTTTGAAGATAGACGACCGACTGAAGGTAACGGCTATGGACTACGAAACCATCGCAGATCACCTCATTTCTGAGGGCATCGTAAAGAACACCAAAGCGGCATACACAACCGCTATGTATGCAATGACCTGGATGACCGGCAAGGCTAAATTCGACTTTGAGAAGTCGTCTGTTAAGACCCATCGCGCCCGTCTCCGCCGCATCGGCATCGACATTGCCAACCCATGCGATGCGATGAAAGTCCGCCCAATCGTCCACACCGCCAGCCGCGAAGTCATCCCGGTTGACGTGTTGCCGATGCCTACTTGGTATCGCCGCCCCAACCATCTCCAGGTGGCGGCATGATTACCGCCGTCGCCTGCCGTCCTGCCCATGGCATGACTTTCGAACGTTCACCGATGCCACCTGCTGAGCAGGAACGCATTCGTCTCCTGTGCGCGATCAAGAAGGCCTCTGACCACTATGAATTGGCCTTTGCCAGCGCTGAGCTGGATGGTTTCGCTCGAGGCCTGTACGTCTCTGGCGCCATCAGTGACGCCATGCTTTCCGTCTACACGGTCCAGCACTTGCACGTGTACGGCATCGCCTTTGACCGCATCGATCAGAGGCTTCAATGCGAACTGTGAGCTTCCAGGGCGGCCAACTCAGCCGCTCCCAGCGCGACCGCCTGGACCAGTTCCGCCGTGTTCAGGCCAGCATCAACACCACAGTCCTGCAACAGCAGGTCAGTGAAACCCTCGCCGCTGTACAGCAGCGAAAAGAGCAGGGCGCCAAGCCCGAACGCCAGTGGTTCGTTGTTATCGACGAACTCGGCACCCCATGCGTTGCCGATGCGTTCGGCTTTTAACTGAGGTAACAAAATGAACATCATCAAAGGCACTGTGATTGCAGTAGTTGATAAAGGCGAAGGCGATAAGCAATGGGCAATTGTCGCTCTAAGCACTACCGCCAAAGACCGTGACGGCATCGATATCGTAAAGACCGTCAAAGTCCGCGTGTTTGGCGATATGCATAAAGGAGGCATGCACAATGCTTACCGTGGCCAAGTTGGTGTTGAGGTTTATATGCCTGTTAATGCCGAAGCAAACACAAAATACAACTCTGTCGATTATACCGTTGCCGGTATCCCGCTTCGCCTTCAGGAAGCCCGTCCGGTTCAATCCGCCCCGGCTGGCCAGCCAGCCCCGGCCAAAGTAGCAGGCGCTAACTAATCCATGAATTTTCTTGCCTGTGACGGAATCTGGAGCGTTGGGGCAGGGGGCGAAGCCCTTTGCAACGGTACTCCCGTTTCCATTACGGGCGAGGAGATGAGGACGGAGCTACAAGTAACTCCGCCTATGACCGATGAGGAATATTTCCAACTCAAGGACGTGACCATTTCATTGTTCGCTGCCGTGTTTTGTTTCCTCGTATTAAAAAAACTCCTGTGAGGTATTACCCATGAAAAATGCACGCAAAATGATCCGTCAGCTCGGCCGCAACACTGCAATCGTTGCTGGTTCCCTCATCGCAACTACCGGCGTTGCTATGGCTGATGCCACTGCCGCCGCCGCCAAAGTCACTGCCGTTGAAGGCGACGTGGGAACCCTCGGCTGGGCTGCTATCGGCGTTCTCGTCGTTGCTGCTGGCTTCAAGTACATGCGTCGGGCTGTCTGATCCGCAATATCCCGCCGACTTTTGCTCAGGCGAGCGAAGCATGAGCCGCCGAGCAAATCGGCGGACTCCCTCCGGGAAATTGCTAGTGATACATAGCCCGGCTACCACCGGGCTTTTTTATTGGAGCGTTAAACATGGGAATGGGGCCAAATGAATATGCACTTATCGTTACTCTTATCGCGCTGGCTGCGTTGTTCTTTGGCCGTGTTTAGTAAATCCACTATTTATTCGTTTTTATTCTTTCTGTTCTATGCTCAATCTTCTTTCGCCTCTGACTATTTTTGGTTTCCAGAAGGCTATTTTAGTTCTCGTTTTTCCAGCCCACTTGAGGCCTGTAAAAATGGCAGGTCTCCCCCTCGCTATTCTGATTTTTCAATCACGTTTGAATCTGATGTAAAGGCAATATGTAGTTATGTTGACTCGAATTATAATTCTACATATGAAAGTATTTTCTTTAGGTCTGGTGATTCATGCCCGTCAGGCACTGAATACAATTCTTCAACAGGTCAATGTATTGCTCCGCCTCCAGAATGCCCCATAGGTGACCCTTTCCCTTCTAAAGGAACAACGGGCGGCGTTATTGAATCTGGCGGCTCTAAATACGTAGGCTCTCAGCCTCAGACAATGTGTTATCAACAGTGCAGTTACGTTCCACAGGAAGTTCCTCGTTCTGTTAGTTGTTACTTGGAACCCGGTAGCACCACTCAGGGCTATTGCAACTTCATACTTGAAAGTAACGGCGAAAACTGCTCAGCCGAAAGCTATGAGTTGTCCAAAACCGGCGACCCCCTGAATCCGCCGTCTACTCCTGACACGCCACCGTCCAACCCTGATGATCCACTATGTCCTGACGGCTGGACCGTTTCCAATGGCACTTGCTACAAGAACCCCGATCCTGACCCAACCGACCCAACGGACCCGACCGATCCGACCGATCCCGGCACAGGCGGTGGCTCTGGTGGCGGTACTGGTGATGGCTCCGGTGATGGTTCTGGCGATGGCTCCGGTGACGGTTCCGGTGGCGGCACGCTTCCTGGCGATGGTTCCGGTGCCGGTGATGGCTCTGGTGAAGGAGGAGGAGAGGGCTG